CTAAGAGGACTCTTTAAACCATCAGCAATACCATTAGTGATCTTATTTAAAAAACTAGCAGCAAAATTAGTAGCAACACAACCAGAAATACCAAGACCTGACTTAAGCAGATCTTTTAACATATCAGCAACAGTACCTCTCAGTCCTTCTACTACCTTATTACCCACACATGCTAGAGCATTTTCTACATTTTTAATTTTAGGTATCTCTCCTATCTGTGCTGCTCTACCAGCAGAATGAGCAAGAGAATATGATTGAGGAGTATTCCCCATCTGAGCAAATACTTTTCCAAAAGTATCTTCATATAATTTTTCTAATCCCTCTTGTAACTTTGGTTCAATATGATCGTAAGTAGCATCCATCATACGACCAACAAATCCATTTGCCTGTGTCTCTACTAGATCAGCAACGGCATCAATTTCGGCCTCAAGTTTTTGTCCTGTCAAACTAAATTCTTCAACCCTACGCCCCATGTTCTCAAGTGCCTGTGCCATTCTAGACACAGAACTAGTACTACAAGTATCTGGTGTAATTACATTTTCACCTGAACCATCTTGATCTATATGTTGACCTGTTGTAGCACTAGAGTTAGTTGGTTGACTCTTCTCATTCTGCTCACCAGACTGATTTGGTACTCCAGTTTCAGGATCCTTTTCAGTCTTTGGGTTTACTGGGGTTGTATCAGTAAATGCTGTATATGGTTCAAATGGAGCAGTATACTCACCATCATCATCTACATCATCTGGTCTACCAAAAACACCAAGGATGGCAGGGACTTGTGCATCATCACCATCTAAAAAGAATCCAAATACTACATCACCCTGCTGAAGGATAGTTGAAGTCTGGTAGTTAGCACCACCAGCTCCAGCAGTAGTAGGTAATAAACAAATTGCCCAAGGCAATTCTTCATTCGCAATTCCACCTTCTTCCACCATAGGATGATATCCCATGATGCGAACCTTATATCTATTACTCCATCCTTTTCCTTCATCCAACTGATCAGGCTGAGATTTCCTAGGAGCAATTTGACCGATCCACCATCTGAATCCGTCTCGTCCTACAAATTGACTCTTACCTAATAGTGATTCTTCCATTAATCGTCATACACTCTACATTCCAGTGAATCTGGATGATTATCACAATAAACTTCTAAATGTTGATCCTCATGGCGTGTGTGCCAATCATTAATCTTAGCACCACCAATATTCTCCTCATTCTCTTCATGAGCATGAAAAGCATCATTGTGAAGTTTCAAATCTTCTTCACTATATTCAATCATGCCATGATTGACATGCTCTTTATGATCCTTTGGATCAATGTAAGATTCGTGATTTAAATCGTGTTCTGGAACTTTAGTTGTCATAGTTAGATTCCTGAGGTATCTCGAACAATCTTCATGGCAGTGTACGATTCGTTTCTGCCAAAGAAATGACTGATCTCCTTGATAATATATAGACCGCTTTGAGTATAGTCGGTCTTGTTATCTCCTGCAACTTCAGGAAACATACACTTAATAATATCACCAGCATTTAAAGACACATTGACTGGTACTTGAATAGTAACAATCTGTGTAAATAACGATTTATATCTAGTTATTGCTTGTCCAACATCTTCAGTCTCATCCATATTTATGGTTGTAGCAGCAATACCAACAGATTTGGGTTCTAAACATCCAGTAGCATAAACAGAAGTAACAATTCTATGTGCCATCTCTGGTTTTGCAAATAATTTATTAGCTATTGGTGGTGGACATTTTTCATCGTCTGATCCAAGAGTTTCCTGTACATTCTCTTCCTGTGCAAATACAGCATCATCTGGTTTAGTAAACTTAAAAGTATTAGGATCAAAATAAATTCTATATGTTGAATACTCCCCACCCCTTTGAGATGCTATTATATCACCATTATCTACAGTATAACTTAAAATTTTTGTAAAAGATTTTTCTGGATTTTCAAGTGCTTCATTTTGACGATTATACCAATATGTTTCAGATGGTTTCTCATCTTTGATCAAAGATTCTACAGATCTAAACCTCATCCCTTTAGTTGTCTGCCATAAGAAAAATCCAGCACTAACAACACCTTGTCCATCACCACTAGAAGTAGCAGGAATTGCTCTCTTAGCTAACATTGGAGCAATAGTAAGGGGTTTTCTCATATTACCTATAAAATTATAAGTCTTCGCAGTTTCCTCAATAATATCAATACCATCATCCTCACATTTAATTTTTTTCAACAAATCTTTAATTATATCACTAATTTTAGTAGCTTTATATTTTTCAACCACCCTTCTATTCAAATTAATCATACCCTCCTTTGAAATCAAATGCAATATAAAAGTTTCCATTTGCTTATCTTGCATATAATTCGTCATTTTATTAACAAACATATCAATTTCAAATATACCAGGAGTCTTCTCTCTCTGCATTTCTATAGGAGTTGTAATATGAATCTTAACTCTTTCACCTCCTTTAATAGGTACACCATTATATAAACCCTGACCTGCTACATCATCTCCAGTAGTAGCTATCTTCATAATAGCAGTGAAACATGGAGATGTTAAATTTTCAAAAAATTGAAAATATTGACATTTAACCGTAAGCTTAGTGGATTTACCACCAGTATTAGGCACTATTTCTATATTTTCATATGTACTACCCTGTGTCGGAGATGCCATTAGGTAAACTGAGCGTTAATTTGATTTATAGCAGTTAAAGTATTATCAACCACAATTACAGTGTCTTGTTTTTTCTTAGAACTTCCATTTCCACTAACAATTGTAGTAGAATCTCCTGTATTTATCGGTACAGTAACAATCTTTTTACTAGTTTCTTTATTATTAAGTTCACTACTAACATCATTTGTATCTACCTTTTCAATAACTGATCCTGGATTCATAAGTTTCTGTCCTTCAACTGAATCTTTCCAAACACCAAATAGTTTTAACTTTTTCTTATCTGATAATGGTATATAATGTTTATGATATGCTTTATAATCATAAGCCACACCATTAATATAACCAATCTTATTAACATTATCTGCCCAAGAAACAACTACCCTAGTTTCACTTTCTATTTTCCTTGGATTATCTTTCATAGTGGCATTACCAGACCTATTTGTAATTTTAAGATCAGTCTTTGTAAACCCAAGTTTTTCTGCTGTAAGTTTTTGATCATCAGTATCATCATTAACTTCAACTGAGTCAACAGCAGTATTACCCTCAACCTTACCCTGACTATCTGATAATTTGAATTTAGCAAATGCCTGATCTAAACCCACACGATTCCACATAGGTCTAAATTCAACTATATCACCATCTTCATTCCTTTCCAATGCTTGTGCGTTTTCTTCAATATGTGGGAAAACATGTAACATATTTCGTTTAGCAATTTCAGGACTTTTTTCAATAGTTTCTGAACTAATACCTTTTGATCGCATTAAAGCAATTGCCATTATGTCTTGATTCGCATTGCTAAACTTATCACTTGGTTTCAAACCTGCCATCTTTGCTAATGGAACCAATGCTTTTAAATTATACTTTCCAGCACCTTCACCATCTCCCCTTAACTCCTCAACTTTTTTAATACTCATATTAGTTAAATCTTCTTTTTCTACACCACCCACTTGGGTAGCAGATTTTGTACCTACTGATTGTAAAAGAGGAGTCCAATCTCTATTATTATCTGCTAAGTCCATAACCTCTTTCTCAGTTTGATCCCTAAGTGCTCTCTTACTTTTTGGATCACCTGCATAATCAGTAATAGCTTTATTAATACCTTCCCATGATTTATTCCATTGATCAACTACACCACCTTCACCATTCACACCCCTTATTGCTTTATCCAAATCGGCCATCTCTTTCTTTAACTCATCAGATTTAAATAGAGCTGCTTTAATACCATCTTTCTCATAATCTGCTATAAACTGATTAGCTACATCACCAAGTTCTTTCGAGACATTCATTATACTACCAACGAAATCCATAACATGACCAAAGATCTTCTTTGACATGTCTATGAAGTTTGTAACTGCTTTAATTATTTTTGGCAATTTATCAAGCAACCACCCACCAAGGAGAGCAGCAATTACAGTCATTAATCTCTTAAAGAACCCACCTGTACTTTTTTTAATTTTATCACCAAAGTTCTCAGTTTTGTCTGCTTTTGGTTTTGCTTCAAGTAATTTCTCATCTTCTTGTTTTTCCTTAGTATCCAATAACTTCTGCATTTCAATCTTCTTTTCAGCACCTGCAGCTGCCTTTGCTTCTACCTTGTTAGTCAAAGATGATTTAATTCCAGCAGCAGTCTCTTCGATTGAAAACAACCCAAAAGAAAATATTTCAAATGCTTCTTTAGTTGGTATTAATTTCATTATCCTAGATTATATACACTATTGTAAAATAGATCATAAGGATCATGACCATTAGATGTTGCTAATTGAGTTATTTCTTTATCATTAGCACCAGATTTAACAAGAGAATTATTTCCTTTTTTATTACCACTACCTGTCTCTATTGGGACTACTTCTATAATTGGTCCCTTTTCAGTATTCTGAGATATTAACTGATCATTATTCTTTTCTATACTACTAAGATCTTCCCATTTACCATCACTGTTAAGAAAATTCTTTCCTTTATTATAAACATCATCTTCTATACTAAAATCAAGTGTGGGATACTTATCCTTATCACCAAACATACCTTGATCTCCCCAACCACCAATTTTAAGTTGACTTTGATCTTTTTTAAATCTGGATTCTTCTAAAATATCGGCCATAAAATCCAATCTACCCAAATCTTTATGCTCTGCAGCTTCAAGTTCACCAAGACCCTCTACACTATATTCTTGAGCAATTTGTAAAATTTTAAGAAGATTTTCATTTTTTGTACTATTTCTCAAAGAGATAAGATTTTCTTTAGTTTGATTAAAAGCAATTTCTAACTTCTTCTTATTTTCTAAGTGCTTTTGTTTTTCTGCCTCATTACCTTCATTAGATGCTTGAGACATAGCATTTTGAGTAACTGCTAATGCTTCCTCAATCATCGCCAACTTACGATATTCATTTGTTATATTATTAAGAAGAGCCTTATCTTCATCAGAGAGATCTTTCTTGTTGTCTGATAATGATTTAATAGCTCTTAATGATGTCATTAAAACAGTATCAGTCTCTAATTGTTTCTTAGTGTAGAGAGCATCAAGCACTTTCCAAGCAACAACAAGTTCTGTCCCAGGATTAGATCCCTGCTCTCCAAACCTACCAGCACCATGCATGAGAACATCTGCTTCATATTCCTTACTATAAAGCATTTTCTGCGTTTCCTTTTCTGCTAATGACAAATCCTCTCTCTTCATAATCTCTTCTGACTTATCTTCCCATCTTTTAGCATATCGTTTTGCTAAGAAAAATGCAGCAACAGATGCAACAATAGCAGCCATAGCTAACCAAGTTATTGGATTTGCTATAACAGCAATTGCAGCAGGAATATTAAATAATATACCAGTAGCAATACCACTAATAGCACCAGAAATTCCACCTACTAAAGCAGATTGTGCTAAGAAAATACCACCAACAACACCTAATGCTGTAGTAACATTTTTAGCAATCTCTTTCAATTTATCAGTATCACCTTCATTCCATGCTTCTATTGCCTTACCTAACTTATCAATCATCCAACCACCAAATAATGCAAGCATTGCATCCATAAATCTTTGGAATACACCCTTTACACTCTTAGTACCTTCCTTTACTGGCTTAACTAATTCTTTTTCTGTTTCTAATTCAAGAAATTTTTCTGCACCTTCTTTCTTCTTTGAATCAAGTCGTTGTTGATCTGCTTTAGCTTGATCCTGTTCAATTTTTTTATCAACAGCAATATCTTCAGCAATTATATCTCTTATACCAAGTAGATTCTGATTAATATTAAGAATTGACTGATTAATATTTTCAAATAGTTCTGGAGTTATGCCACTTTTTTCTAATACACCTACTTTCTTTTCTAATGCAATAACTCTAGTAAGAGTTTTCCTTTGTGTACCAAAAGATTTCGACATCGTTGCATGACTAGCAAACGACATCTCTTTCTTTTGACCTTCTGGAACTGGTAAATCCATTACTGTTGTTGTTTTGCCTTTAGATTCTCATCTTCAATATGTTGTTTCAATAAACTAATGTATATCTCCCGTTCCCACGGGATCATATTCTCAATATCACTTAAAGAGTATTTATGATGCTGCATGAGGGCAAAATTGATCTTGTAGTATGATACAAGATCCTCATGTAACATCCCTAGTTGAAAAAAGCTGCTAGTCCCTCCAATGGAATAACATTATCAACTTTAGTTTTAGGATTAGTTACAGTTATCTCATGCTTTAGTTTTGGCATTGTAGTAAAGAACTTCTCCACTTGCTTAAACTGCTTGGATCCCAACTGTTCCAAAAATTCTTTCATTTCTTTAGGAGTAGAATCTGCCCCAGTCCATTCTTCTTCAGCACTATAAATCATATCCACACAACTTACAATCATATCAAGAGACTGATCAAATCCTGGTCCTACTGCAAAATTATCTGCAATAAATTGATCCAATGAAGGATACTTCATCCTCAATGTCAAAGTATCATCTAATTTAATATCCTTTTCATGTTCAGGATCTTCTATAACCTGAATCTCATCTAGATTAACAGTAACAGGAACCTTTGTTACACCATCATCAGGACATGTAACTTGAATATCTACAGACTCTCCAACTGACTTACCTCTAACATTAAGGAATAGATACTCAATATCAAATGTAGATAACTTATCAATCTTTATACCCCTTGATAAAATACAGTTACCCAATACTTGTTTAACTGCACGAGCAATATCTTTTATTTCATTACTCTCCATAGCAATGACAAGAATCTTTTCTTCTTTAACTAGAAAAGGTCTATATCTAATCTTTTTTCCTGACGAAGGAATAACCAACTCATAGGTTGGTGCATTAATCTTTGGTAGTGGCATCAGTTTTTCCTTTAATTATACCACATATGTAAGCCAATGTGGATTTGAATGCATTGCCTTCTAACTCTTCAAACATAAACATATTCAGACGAAATGCATAGTTTGCCTCAGAGACAATAGCAGAGACCTGTGATTCAGTCACTGGCAGTGTATTTAGTGTAGCACGATAGTTATTTTTAAACTCCTTCTTATTTTCTATATCAAATTCATAGAAATCTAAACCACCATCATCTAACTTGAGTGAGTTCTTAGCAATATTTCTAAGTATCTGACCTCCAGACAAATCACCAAGATAACGAGTATAGTGATGACCTACAAGAAGTTCAGTCTGGTCATGTGCTACTTCACGAATACGATTAACATACTGTTGACATGCTTCAGTAGGATAGATTGTCTTTGCCCAATCATCACCATAAAAATACTCACAGTCTTTTGCTAGTCTACGATGTCTATAGAGTTCTTTAATGTTTAATGGTCCTACAACAGGATCATCTTTTAATCGAAGAACTTCTACCTCCATCGCCTGATAGATGAAATAGTAGTTAGCAACAAGTTGCCTATAACCTTTTTTACTTACTACTCCACGAAGAAATGAACTAACAAACTTTGTATTCTCTGCAGCAGAGTGTGATTGTTTAGTTCCTTCTTTTAAATCTTGTGCTAGTCCCATACTAAATCTCCATTATGTACATTATATCATAATTTATGCAATATTTCCACTACTAGGATTTGCATGGAAATCTCCTGTAGGATTATTCGGAACAAACTTATTAGTTTCTGAAGTGAAAGATTTATCTGATTGTATATTTTCAGAACCTTTTACTTCAGCAGCATTAGTTTTCTGAGTACCAGCCTTACCACTATTACCAACAGCACTAGGAGTACTTATTGCTGAAGCACCAGCTTCTGCAGCACCATCTTGCTGTAATACACTACTAGTACGACTCAAACTATCCAACTTACCAAAGTAATAACGATCATATGCAAAGGTAACAGTGCATTCAAGAACCTGAGCACCTTCATATGAAACAGGCATTGATGTTACATTAACAGGGAATGCATTAAGGAAAGTATATTCAACATTTCTAAAATGATCTTTATCAAATTTTTGTATTCTTATAGTGTCTACTTTATAATCTGCAGGATATTGCATTCTATGATAATATGCTTTTTCATGCTTTGAAACTTCTCCATCAGCACCAGAAGCAATAAAATCTTGCCACAACTCAAAGAATTGAAGAACTCTATAATCAGAGTCAACATAAAAAGTAAAAGTACTATCAGTATAAACCCTAGAATGAGCCATCTTCTCAACTATACCCATCCTATTGCCTTCAATCTGTGCTGTAGCAAAAGAAGTTGCTGGTAATTCTGCAGCATTACAATATAAACCAAGATCTCTACCAATAAAATAATTACTGACAAGAGGAGCTTTACTACTAATATATCCTCTCAGACTTTGTAATGAAGCAAATCCAGAAAAGAATACCTCATAATGATTAGTAGTAGCAACCTTTTGAAACTGCCTAACTATGCTTTTAGTTTTTTTTACTCGTGGGTAACTTGGCACAATAAATACCTAAAGGGATCTTACGACATATGGCTCGATCAGGAAGATACAGACCTTCTAATATAAAAAAGTATAGAGGGGACTATCGTAACATTATTTATCGCAGTTCCTGGGAAAGAGTGTTTATGAAGTATTGTGATAAGAATGATAATATAATAGAATGGGGTAGTGAAGAGGTTATTATACCCTACAGATCACCACTTGATAACAAATTACATAGATATTTTCCTGACTTTTATATAAAAGTAAAAGACCTTTCGGGAGTACCTAAGAAGTATATTATTGAAGTGAAACCCAAAAGACAATGCACTGCACCAAAGGTTCAAACAACTAAGAATAGAAAATATGTAAGAGAAGTAATGGAGTATGCTAAGAATCAAGCAAAATGGGGTGCAGCAAGAAACTGGTGTGCTGATAGAAGAATGGAATTTAAGATACTAACGGAGGATAACTTAGGTGTCTAGACTACAGCCAATTGTAGATGAATTTGTCGGGACTGAACAACCCGATGATACAATGCTGGAAGTTTTAGATGCTTTACAGGATACTAAAACTATCCTACCAGAGGAAGGTGGGTTCTATACCTTTGTATATCTACCAAAGACTCCTATGATTGAATATGACGAGTTTCCTTTGATAGCATGTATGGAATTGAAGCAATGGGGATTCAGAGGGTTTAATTATCATTGGAATAAAATGAGGAATTATACATGGGCAGAAGTGATTGGAGAGTTCCATGAACTATCAGTTGCTGAACTAAATCATGCTAGAGAATTATCATATGCAAAATTCAGGCTAAATACATAAAAAGGTCTATCTTAAAATGGTCCTAGAAGTAGTAACTACATCGAAGAAAAAGAAAGCAAGTAAAGGTAAAGTAAGTGTACTAAGATATCCGTTTGATATTATTAGTGCATCCACCGATTACTTTCAAATCGATGTGATGAAATATAAAGCAACGGGAGGTATTAATCCGTTTAAAACAGAATCAAAGCAAATAGAAGAGGTTGGAACAGACGGAACAATTACAAAAAAAACCATCACTACTAAAGGTATGGTTGATCAAAATGGTGTTGCTCAAATGGTTGATGGTGAGTTAGATAAAGTTAGTGTTAAAATGCTTAGTGATCAATATTTAAATGGAAAAGCAGATAAAAGTATTATACTACCTATACCATCTGATATTCAAGACTCAAATGGTACTAAATGGGGAGAAGATGAAATAAATGACTTTGCTGCTTGGGGTATGACACAAATGGGAAAAGTGATTGAGGCAGATACTATGAAAGAAGCAGCAGAAGTTGCAACTGATACAATAGGTCAAATTGCCAGAGCTTCAAAAGGTGCAGGAGGAAAAAATTTAATAGATTATTTTAAAACAACTGCAGTAGTAACTGCTGCAAATGCTATGGGTGCAAATACATCAGTAGATGGAGTTTTAGCAAGGAGTACTGGTCAAATAATTAATAAGAATGTAGAACTTCTATTCAGTGGTGTACAATTAAGAACATTTAATTTCTCTTTTGACATGTCACCCAGAGACGAAAAAGAAGCAGAAATGATTAAGCAAATAATTTTTGAATTAAAGAAAAGAATGGCTCCTAAAGCAGATAGAGATAAAATGGGTTTCTTAAACTCACCAGATGTATTCAGAATTGCATATAAAAAAGGAAGGGCAGAACACCCATTCCTTAATAGTTTTAAGACATGTGCTTTAACACAAATGAATGTTAATTATACAGGGTCAGGAACTTATGCAACTTATGGTGGAAGTTTGGGAGCTCCTGTTCATTTGACAATGAGTTTAAGTTTTAAAGAACTTAACCCAATCTACGCTGAAGATTATGAACCAACTGGAGATTGGAAAGGTAAAGCACCAGCAGGAGTTGGATACTAATGGCACACTATTTCAGTTACTTACCCGATTTTGGATATAAAAATCCACTTGCTACTAGTAATAGCATTAGCAATTATATACTTGCTAAAAATATTTTTAGAAGGGTTAAAATAAAAGATGATGCACTTGCTGATATAACCTTTTTAAATTCTTACACTATTTCTGACGGCGAAACTCCACAAGATGTTGCTGAAGAATTATATGATGACTTAAAATATGATTGGATAGTATTAACAGTAGCAAATATTATGAATGTTAGAGATCAATGGCCAATGTCTAACAGAGCATTGTGGAAATATTGTAATGAAAAATATGGTGGAGATATAAATGCTACACAATTTTACGAAACAAGAGAGGTTAAGGATGCAGAAGGAAGATTAATTCTTCCTGCAGGTAAAGTAGTGGATAGATCATTTACAATACCTGACCCAGACACACATAATATAAATCTTTCCATTGATAGTGAAACACCCCTTGTTATAGGGGTGTCTAACTGGTTAGCAGAAACCAGAAAAAATGAAAAGAATAGAACTATTAAAGTAATGAAAAAAGGATATCTAACTACCTTCTTGTTGGATATGAGAAACGAGGTATTCTATAAGAAAGGTTCACAAACTATAGATAGAACAACCAAAATTGCTTCAAACCCTGAAATTTAATTATCTCATTTTAGGTCCACTTGCCCATCCAACAAGAACATATCTAGTTCCTTTAGTTATGTGACTAGCTTTATGTGGACATCTAGAATCAAAAATAACACAATCTCCTTTTTGATTGTCTATCTGACAATGCCTGTTAAAATAATCAACTAATATTAATTCTCCACCTTCATAATCTTCTGCATCAGAAAGTTGCACACTCATGCTTAACTTTCTCCAGACAGTTTTCTTTGGAGCAATTCCATAGTCACAATGCCACTGGAAATTTCCCCCTACATCATACTTAAGGATCTGAAATTCATAAGTATTGATATCAAATTGATAATTCTGATCATTAATGGCATTAAATAATGATCTACCAATATTATAAACAGTCGTATCTTCTGGTATTGGATGAATAGAACACACTCTAAACTTATCGTCTGCTGGTACACCAGCAGATCCTTCATGAGCAACTAATTCCCTTCTAAAGTGTCTATCATCTTCCTTTAAATAATCCAAATAAGCATCCAATTGCTCAATAGCTTCTTCATTTATCGCAAATGGATAAAAAGGATCCTCAAATGATCTGTTATAATTCTTTGCTCCTTCTGCAATTTCAGAAAAAGTCCTATCATCATCTAAATCATCTCTGACCGTCATTTTAAATCAATGCTTCAAGTTGTGGTAATGTAGTTGCGTTATTAATGGTTGTATATGGCACTGAGGGATTAGATTTAAGTGATGCAGATTCTCCCTTCATATCTGCTATTGCTTGTATATCTGTGTTCTCTTTCTTTATAGTAAGATACTGTGTCTCTAATATCTCAGTAGTAAGTGTCTTTGCTTTAGCAAGATCTGTTGTAACAGCTTTTAAGGCATGATCATATACCCACGCAGATCTAAAATCCTTAGAGGGTAAAGTCGAAGGATCAATAACTGAGTAGTTAGATGTTGGAATGTCCTTTGCTATAACAGCATCATCTGATAGAGCACAATCTATTGTGGGGATTACTACTCTACAGTTACCGTTAGCATCGGCATATGCGATAACTTTATTGCGTGACATTAGTTATTTTCGCCAGCAGAGCAAACTAAATTCTGTGCATTAGGAAATGCAATAAGGATCTTTGACTTAGCATCAGTATCATCCTTTGCATATACTTCCAATGACTTTGTGTTAGCAGTATTACCAGTATGGTAAGTGCAAATGTAGTGAGTGCCTTTGTATGCAGCCATTTTACTTAATTGAAAAAACAAAAAGGAGAGGATAAACCTCTCCTTTATTTATACCTTACTCTTCAGCTAACTGCTGAAAGTAGGATAATGCATCGTCATCTGCTGCAGGTGCTGCTGCAACTGGAGCAGGTTCACGATCAACATCCTCTTCTTCAACTACTGAACGAGCAGGTGCAGCAGTAAGTTTCAGAACGGACTCAAGACGCTTCTTGAGTTCATCATAAGTTTTAAACTTATCAGCAGAAACTAACTCCTGTAAGGAATACTCCTTCTTCCACAATGATTCAAGTGCATCATCATCTTTAAGGAGTGGTTTAGGAGCAGCAAACTCGGAACTATCATAGTTCCAGAAACCTGCTACCTTCTTAATCTTAACCTTAAAGTCTGCACCTTGCCAGAAATCAAAAGGATTGATTGGAGTCTCATCCTCAAACTCTGGTTGCATTGCACCCATGATCTTATCAAAGATCTTCTTACCAAACTTATAAAGGAATACTTGACCTTCATTAGAAGGGTTGGAAGGATCCTTTACAACATAGATGTTTGCATAATAAGCAAGCTTACGCTTTTGATTACGAGCAATCTGCTTATCAGACTCTACTCCACTATTCCAAAGAGTAGTATTATGCTCTGAGCAAGGATCTTTCTGATTCACTGTAGTTAGTGAATTCTCAATATACCATCCACCTGGTCCTTGAAAGGCGTGAGAGTATAGTTTTACCCAAGGAAGATCTTCTCCATCGGGTGCTGGTAAAAATCTTATTACGGCGTATCCGTTACCTGCTTTGTCAACTTCAGGTTTCCAGAGACGGTCATCTCCTTTATTTGCTGAATTAGTTTTTTCAACTTCTTTAACAAGTTTGGCAGTTAGACTACCAAGAGATGATTGCTTTTTAAGCGATGCGAAAGACATAGATTTGGCCTGTGTTTAGTTAGATTTGGCTTTTTGTACGACTCTATTATAGGGCGGTCATGCTCCCTTGTCAATACCCTTACGGACTCTTTCCAAAGTGTTCTTCATGTTAGCAAACAGAAGATTACAGTCAACATCCTTAGGGAACCCCATTACTATAGCAGATGCCCGAACATTGTCAGCCATCTCCTTAGCACGAGGGTCATCAGATAGTTTCATACGAGTATAAAGAATCTGCTGTTTTTCAAGCAAATCCATCAATGAATCTAAATGATCTAGTTGTTCTTCATGGGGAAGTTGTGGGAAGTCAAAGACTTTGCTATAAATCTCCTCCTGCATTTCATTAATAGTCTCCATCTCCTCTCGGACAATATCTGACTCAAAGAAATCTGCCATAACTCCTCTCCGAACACTACTATTTATCTGTATTATAGCATAGTTGCGACTAAAATCACCCTTCGGTTTTCCGCAGGAGTTTTATGATAATGCTGCCCAGTAAAGTGTATAACATCATCTTCTTTAGGATTATGCTCCTCACCGTCCACAAAAGTTGAACCACCTGCATCCGTCAAATATATGATAAGATTTTTATGTGGAAAATCATGATCATAATGTGGATAGGATGATATAATTTCTTTTTCTGGATGACAAGCATTAACAGATAATCTCAATAAACTATGTAATGGAAGATTATTATGCTCAAATATTTCTGATAATACCTTAACTACATTATCAACTTCAGAAGGGTCAGCTTGATCTACTGAAGGATACTTTCTAATCTCTGGTCTTCTAATAAAAGTTCTAGTATAAAAAGGTACATTTTGATTATCTTCATTCTCTATGGTTGGATAGAATTTTTTACTAATACCTGCCTTAGCAAGATGTTGTAATGACACACCACCTTCTTCATGCCAAGTCCAAAAAAATTGAGGTCCAAGAACCCATTTTTTAAACTCTTTATAATGAGGAGTATTAGGATTAGAGAGGGAGTTTAGCACGAGTAGTTTTCTTCATAAAGTTTAACTGTTGGGCATCACATTTAAGTTTCTCCTTAAGAGGTTTAGAAATTAACTTATTAATAGAGTCTATTTCAATGCTATTCTCTTCGCAAAAAAGAACTATTGCATCAATGTAGTTAACTTTTTCATTTTTAACAATTTTTTCTATTTCAACTGCAAATTTTGCAGAATTCATAAATTTCTTGTCTAATGCTTGCGTAAATTCATTTTCCATGTAATTGAAGTTGAGTGGTTAGAAAGTTTTCAATGTAAGTAACGAGTAATCTCATATATTTCATCTTATCTCGTTCTTCATAAACAACACATTCACCGTCTTCACATGCCATTATAATGACTAGTTTTTTGACAGCAATACCTGTTAGTTCATAATACATACACGCATATGCTGCTGCTTGTACAAAGTAACCATCAATCCAGTCTCGTGGTTTAGGTGCTTTAGAAGTCTTAAAGTCAATGACTGCTAATTCTCCTTCATACTCTGCGATACAATCTACTGTACCAGCAACACCCAACTCTTTACTATAAAGAGATCCCTCTAAAGAATGTATGTTATCAATCTTATTAAGAGTAGGTTTAGCAATCTTAAACAACATATCTCCCATAGGTGCAACCTTAGGAAGATCTTCATTTAATAGGTAATGTTCTGTCATGCTATGCATGTCAGTTCCACGAGCAGTTGCTTTACGAGTAATCTCGTTAGCTTTCTCCTCTCCTACCTTTTTTCTCCACTTAGCAAACTTTGCTCTACTCCAGTTAGAAGTCACTGAAGTGATTGATACTAATTTTAAAAATTCATCCTCATTGGGAACTTTATAAAATCTAACACCATCAATAGTTTCTCTCTCTAATAAAGGGAGATTAGCTGGTACATGATTAAACATTACATAGACATTGCGTGTTTGGTAGTTAGATACTCTTTACATAGACCTGAACGGACTATATCTTCAAGACCGAATTCGATACATGAAAATGATTCCATCTGTTGCAGGATTCTCATAAAGTCAATGATACCATTTCTCTCTTTATCTCTGGTAAGGTCACTCTGAGTGGCATCACCACAGAAAAGAATTTTGGTGTCTTCTCCAACTCTTGTTATTATACTATCAAGTTCGTGAAAATTCAAGTTTTGGCACTCATCTACTATTACAATAGCATTATCAAGTGTAGTTCCCCTTATAAAAGAAGTACTCCAAAAGGAAATGGTCTCCTGCATCTTGAGGTTTCCATACAACATTTCAAAATCAGCATCAGTATTCATCTCAAACATGTATTTCACCATGTTCTTATAAGGAATCTGATATAGTGCAGATTTATCTTCATGGTCACCAGGTAGGAAACCAATCTCACGAGTGCTTACAAGAGACCTAACCATATAGATCTTCTGATAGGGTGTCGTATGGTCTAATACCTCTTTAAGAGCATTGTAGAGTGCTATAAAGGTCTTACCAGTACCAGCACATCCATATGCAAAAAGATGTTTACCTGACTGATAATCATCGAAGAATTTTTTCTGATTTTCTGTTAGAGGTTGAATGTCATTTAAGAAATCACTACTAATAGGTTTCTTCCTTTTCATCTGTTTGGCAGTCATGCCAATACCAGTAACAACTGAAGCAGTTTTTCTTTTGCGTGGCATACTAATCGAGAGTTAATTTTTGGCGATTTTGACCTGTTTTTTGAGCTCTTCCTAGAACCTCGTTCCAACCAGGTTTGGATTTTCTAAGTTTATCCTTCCATTCACCAACTTCTCCTACACCAGGCATTGTTGAGGGGTCAGACCAGTCTCTCTGCCAGTCAGGATTATCTTCGCACCATTTAGACCATTCTGTGATGCTCATTGCGACTTCTTTCTGCTCGCCAGTCTCTTTGTTAACAACAGGATAGGTAGCCATAAAACTTTACAAGGTAGTGTTATTTAGAGGGGGACTAAATTGTCCTCTTGGTTCATAGCACTTCGGTGATCATCACCATAAAAGGTGTTTAAATCTTCTACTGGAGTACTATACAAGAGTATATCAAAAGCAATAGTAATTCGAGGAATATCTACTTCGTGAGAAGATGTACTATGTGCCATCCATGTAGGAAACAAAGTCATACTATTAGAAGAATTTTTTAAAGGATATGTTTCTTGATTATAAGGATGATAATATATGGTAGATGTATCATGACATGCTACTGTGAAATGACCACTGAGATAAGAATGTGGATGAGTTGCATGACAATGCTTATTAATCTTTTGACCTTTACGCATTACATTTGCCCAACATCTAACCTTAAATCTAGCATCAAACTTACCATCAGTAGTATTACTTACATATTGATCATGAAACATTCTAATCTCATTATGAAGATCTTTACATACTGGATAATCCCATTTTAATACATTAAAATATTTAAATCTAGAAGTTAAACTATCTGTTCCCAATCCAGTATATCCATCATGTACTGGTTGATTTGCCCATCCTTCTGGATATTCCTCTACAATTTCCTTTTCCTTAGATAAAATTATATAACTAAGTTCATCTACATCCAGATCAGTCTCCTTTTCAGCAATAACAAAATCCCATAATGGTGCATATGGTGTTTCTGGAGGTTCATTTTTAAATTGATGTACCTTAACTACCATCCCAATGCCTCTGCAACTACAGGAAGTTGTTCCTTAAAGATCTCCCTACACTGTTCTGCAATGTCCTTATGCTCCTTCTGAGTACCATGATTAGATCTAAGATCAATATAATGTATCCAAGACCTTACACTGCCACTCATGTACAATCTAGTAGGTACAGCAAGTGGTAATACAAATCTGGCACATTCTTTAGCAACACCCATATCTATCATATAACGATAGAGATCCTGAGCATCATGGAAATGTTGAGCAATTTCTTTCTCTAACATTTTTACCTTTTCTGGGTCAAGATCATCTGTAGAATTTTGACGATTCTTCAAATCCTGCCTTCTTAATTCTGGTAAAGGTATTAAACTACCTTTTGTCATTAAAGAAGTGTCAGCATACCTTTGAGAAAATTCTTGAAAGGTGAAAGATCTATGACGCAATATCTGAGCAGCAAGACCTCTAGTGGTCTCGATCTCCAATGTCATAAATGCTTGTTCAAATATAGACCAATGCTGATGCTTAATACAATAAGCAAGTAATTTGGCATAATCTGGATTATCCTGATTGTTGGGATTAGAGACCCTAGCGATATACGCTATTTGCTCCTCAGGATTTGGTGTTATCTGAATCAGTTTTACAGTCATTCTGTAGTTTTCTCAGTTGTTTCAATTTAAGTTGTGCTTTAGCATTTCTCTTTGCCTGACGCATATATCTGAGTTCATCCTCAGTATACATCTCAGGATGCTTCAGTGCTTTCTTCACTAATTTGATCGTTTCCTTTAGTCGCATAATACGCTTTAAAATAACCTGCTAGTCCGTTTGTTGTAACTTGTTTACTACACCAATCATCGGCACATTCATAAATGGCACGATTATAGGTACTATTACCGTATTTAGACATCAGGATCTTAAGTACATCCTGTCGTAGCTTTAGTTTTGCGTCATCCATGCAGTTTAGATAAGAAAGGAATTAATTCATTAAATTCAATAACATAGAATTTACTTCGTGAAATGCCCAGTTGAAGCATTTTAGCAATTCTGTGTTTTCCGTCAATCATGCGATATTTCTTATTATAAGGATTTGGGGCATTTATCGATAAAATGCCAGGATACTTAATATCGCAAGTTTTGTACCTTCTACCATTGCAGCAAATGCAGTTATCGGTAGTATAGTGTGGATGAAGGTGCATACCTTTCCATCCAATTTCATCATGATCGACTGTTTCTACTATATCATCAGTTAGTAGATGTAATATATCAGATAAACGCAAAACAGTCGAATTGTCGTTATTGACTCTCCAATCACCATGTATATTGTTTTTATACTGGCAATTGTGAATTCCACTAATCGGGATATCCATCATCATCATCCCAAACTTCATCAGGTGCTGATTCTGGAGGAGTTTGAGTATATGCCTCAGTATCAGAATAAACTTCTGACTCCAATTCCTCCACAATCTCTTTAAGAGCCATTACTAAGACTTTCAATTTGCCCTTATTCATTCAATGCCTCTCTAGAAGGTGCTCTAAAATATTTGTTGATGATATCTATTTGATCCTGATACTTTGCTATTGTGTCCAATTCTTTTTCGATAGATTCTAAAATGTCAGTATGTTCACCAACACCAGCAGGATGTTCTAGGTAAATTTCGACATTTGCCTTATGTTTAGCAATATCGCCTTGAGCATGTGCTAAGAGTGCTCTTAGCATTTGTTCTCTCATATGTAGTGGTGGCATAAGATTCTCCTTTTTGGGTATTATACTACAAAAAAAGAGGGGTCGCAACCCCTCCTTAATTCTATGCAAGTTTTTTTCAAACTTTAGCTTGTTCCTTTTGGAACTTAACACCACGATAAGTGAGTTCACACTTAGATGATGTTGACTGCTTTCTAGCATCGGTGTCGTACTGGACACCACGATATGTGACTTGTGCCATTGGTTTACTCCTAAAGTAGTAGAGGTGGATTAGACCCCGTTCCTTCAGTCGGCTTTTGCGTCCCAAGGACAT